ATGTAACATGAGAGGAATATAGGTATCGCGATTCCAGGATACGTGATTATCCGGCAGGTTTGAGAAAACCTGACTGACTTTCGGAATGTCCGAAAGATCAAGTTCCCCAACGTCGACAAACATAAGCACTTTGTTTGTTAAGGCGTTCATCCATTGGCTGCTGGCAGTAGAGCCAACAGTTGGATGGTCCTCATTAACCAGAGGGGTCAGGGAGAGATCCCTAGATCCTAAGGTCTTTGAGTAAGCCTCAAACATACGTGCCCAGTACTTGGATAGCCGTTTGGACTTGGATCCTAACCCATGAAGAAACTCTAAAGGGTTAGTGATCTTTGACCCCACGGGGACCTTGTACGGTCGAAAGGCGCTGTGCTTCACAGCCAGCTCTTTGTGACTAGGCACTATGATGAATCCGGCAAATTCCCCAACCTGACCTGAAAAGGTTTTGGAGGAGGAAATGTCGACTCCCAGCGTTCTCATGATCCATTGGTACTTTTCTGCAATACAGGGATCTGACATAAGAATGTCATCACCAAGTACACAGAAGTATGTACCATCGCTAAAGGATACCGGACTCTGTGACGTCCGCTCGTCAAAGACAAGCATAGTCGCAACGTCGGCCACCAGTGCGTTGGATAGGTGAAAAGCCGGGAAAGATCCATACAGGCCCATGGGCTGCCCAACTATATAGCGAAGAGGATGATCACTATCTTTGCAAGGAATTTCTTCCGAGCAAATATGTGATATACCCCACGCGTAGGTTGTCAAGCCCAATTCCTCGAGAATTGCGTTAGTTACTTTCCTAGGGAAACGATCTGTTGCTGAAGATAGGTCTACGGAGTATATCCCATGATCCATATCTAAATGGTCAAGGGCTTTATACACACCTTTTACCTGGTCCCTTACACAGCTTTCATAATGGAACAAAAGTTCCGAGAGCCGAGAAAGGGTCTGGTGCAAGGGGTAGAATCCCATCTGCAGTCGAGCAGAAGGTTGGAAAACCACACGAGGCTTAGTTCCCTGCTCTTGGAGCACGGAAATTCGGCCAAAGTGCTGGTCACCAATCCAGGACCCCAAATCCCTAACCATGAGATCAAGGTCGACCTGATCCAAGAAAGGATTAGGATGACAATGTTCTTGAATGGCCGGGCAACTCTTTTGGTTGGTGGCCAGGCTCCATATAAAGGAACCATATGGCAA